TTAATATCAGATTCGTAGAGATCCTGGTTCATGATGTGCTTAAAGCCACCGGCGATCATCGCGGCGTCAACCTGGTCCGCGAGGGCCGCGTAGTCAGACTTCGACCAGATGTCAACCTGCACATAATAGCCGGTGTTGAACTCCTGATCGTCGCCGTGGAACTCACCCTGTTCCAAGTAACTAAAAAACGTGACGTAGGTGGACGCCGTGCCAAGGTAGACGCTGAAAGAAACAGGCACGCCCAGGGAAGCCAAAGCGCTTATCACTGTAGGGTTTATGCTCATAGGCCAAGCGCCTCCCTGAGTTGCTGGCTGATGATCTGTTGGATTCCTTCTTTGTTCTGCTCATAAGCAGGAGCCATGAACGGCGCAGCGTGCTCCTTTGACGTGCCCCATTCCAAAAACATGCCCCAGAAGGTCTTTTTACCAGGGCCAATAGAGATGGTCGGCATCCCGTTGACTGTTTTCACTTTGCCCACGATGATGTTGTCTTTAAGATGTTGGTGGTTAATGGAACTGACGCTCACCAGGCTTCGCATATCCGCCGCCATGGGTTGAGCCGCAGCCGTCAAGGCGGCTCCCGCGATCTTCGTGCCAGCGCGCCCCATGGCGTCAATTTTGTCCAGCAATGCGTCCATGCCCGTAAGGGTAATCTCAGCCGCCACTCTGCAACACCGCCCTCGCATGAATCTCCAGCCACTTCCGGCGGCCATCAGTATCAATCGGCGGCACTTTCACGGTATATGTGTTCGTACCATCGATGATCTGCATAGTCGCCTTGATGTCCTCGCGGTAACGGATCGTGTATGTAATGTCACTCTCAGTCTCGGTAACAGCAGCCTGATAAAATAGATAGCCTCTGATACCCTCTTTTTTCGCCATCAGCGTGACAAGGGGCTGCCAGTCCGGCCAGGGCACTCCGTTGCCATTAACGCGATCAGGCTGGGCATCATATTGGAATGTGATTTTATGCCGCAGATCGCCTACAGTGACCTGAGTTACTGGCATGCGATCATCTCCAGGGCTTTGGCATGCAACTGTCCGAGCACCGCAATGAGGGGATCGCCGGGGCTTAATTCCCCGCCCACCTGGCCGATGTCATCGAACCACCGGACAACAAGGACTGAAGCTACCAACTTGGCCATCGGGTCAAGCGGGTTATCATTGCCCCAGTCCCGTCCAGTGGCAGACTTAATAAAATCGTCGATGCCGGGGAGAAGGATGTTGAGTTGCGGGTAATCGTCCGGGTTGGGCAGTCGCAGCATGTCGGCTGCTTCTTGATTTGTGAGGATCATGCCATCACCGCCTTAGACGATCAGGTAAATATCAACCTGGCTTCCGTTCAGTGTGCTGGCCAGGGTTACGGTGTTGTTCTCAATGTTGACATCATCGAAAGCCACGGTCGGAGCGCTGCCCTCAAGGGCGTTGTTCAAGTACACCGGAGCAACGGTATTGCGAGGGCGATGGTAGGGCACACCGAGTTTGCTGCCGATGCCTACGCTTACGGTGTCCATTGAGCCCGCTGTAGTGGCTACTGACGTTGCCTCAGTGGTCAGCCCGGCGCATGTCCCGTTGTCTGTGGAGATGTTGAGGGTCGCATCGTTGAGAGCGGCGACGTTGGCTGTCAAAACTACAGTCGCGCCCGATCCGGTGACGGCATAGGCGGTCGCTGTGGCTCCATCCGCTGCCAGCGCGGCGCGGATCTTCCCGGCCACTACTGATGCGCTGTCACTATTCGCAACGGCTACGGCAAAGGTCTTCGGGGTTCCGGCCAGGGCGGCGCCGGTCACGACAACAGCGGCATTACCCGCGCCTGACCTGACACCCGCCGTGGTATTCGCTGAGGATGCTTCTGTGGTCAAACCGGTGCAGGTATCGTTGTCAGAAGAGACATTGAGAGTGCCATCGTTGGCCGCAGTCAAGATGGTTGTCAAGGTTACGGTGGCACCTGTTCCGCCGACCGTGTACAATGCTGTGAGCGCAGTATCAGCTCCTAAAGCAGCGATGACCTTCGCGGCAACCTGACTGGCGGTGTCACTTAAAGCAACGGCCACCTCATAGGTCTTCGGAGATCCGGTCAAGAGGTTGGATGTCACGATGATCTTCGCGTTGCCGGCCCCTGTAATGCCAGCACCAGCGACGATAGTTGCGGTCTCAACCTGCAATGTTCCTGCCGCACCGATAGTACCGACGACAGTCGCGGTCGCCACCTGTAATACCGGGGCGTGGGTCTGGATCGGCAGATCGATCTCGGTCACGGTCGCAAAAGCCTTATTGCCCACAACGGTTGCAGTGCCACTAAGCGTGGGAGACTCGGAGATTGCCGCGCCAGCAAAGTTCGTGCCCTTCACGGTGACGTTTCCGGCTTGACCTGACGCGCCACCTGTGATAGTGACGTTACGAGGGGCACCGGGATTCGTGATGCCCGCTAATACCGCTTTCACGGCGGCTCCCTGACCGGTTACGGCTAGAACGCTGGCTGCGGTTCCAAGGATGGCGTTCGCCGCGGCGATCTGGTAATGAGCCAAGAAAGACTCTTCGACCGCAACAGGCGGCGCATCAGTAGCAAGTAGTTGTCCGCGCTTGCTATATGGTGCATTTCCCATTTGTTTTTCCTCCATTTCAAAAAGTATGGGGCGGTGTTAGCCGCCCCCTTTGTTCAACTTGCGTACCTTGTTTTTAGACTCCGGCCAGCTTCACAAATGCTTCTCCACTGGCAGGTTTCCCATCTGCTATGAGCAACCCACGGTAAATGATGCTGGCAATCGAGAACCCTGCGCTCTTGTCGGCCTCGATGACCGGCGCCTGCGAGAAGTTCATGTAGTAGTAATCCCAGCGGGACAGCAGGATCGTGGCATCCGGCATATAGTCGTCGACCACATACGGTATATTCAGGATCTTCTGGATGAAACCGTTCTGCGGGTCCTGGCTGAAGATCGGCTTACCGGTGGAGCTCTTGATCTTCATCAGCATACCTTCCATGTTGGTGTTCATGGCGAATACAGCACCAGGACGGTACATGGAACGCAGCAGGGTGCGGGTATTGACCAGATCGTCATATCCCAGACCGTTCGCGATGCTGTAGGTCAGGGAATTGGCTGCAGTCCATGCAAACGCCAATCCGGGCAGGACGCCGGTCGGCTGCGCCTTGAGACCTCCGCCAGGAGTTGGGCCGAGGCCGTTGAGGATAGCGTTCTCAACCGCGATGGACAACTGGGCGCCAAGTTGGTTGACGATGTACGCCTCGAAAGCATCGACGGACATGGTTTCCACGGCGATAGAGAGCGTCGAATACTTCGCCAAGGTGAACCCGGACAGCGAGACGCCGGCAACGGTGTCATCCCCCGTTGCAGTGCCAGTGGCTTCATCGCTCCACAAAGCGGAGTTGAGCGCATTGGCGACAGGCAGCGTGACGTTACCGGGGATGTAGGTCGCTTGGATCAGCGGGAACAATACGCTGGTCTGGCGCAGTTTCTCAAGGATCTTGTTGTAGGTTGTGGTCGGGACGGCGGCGCCGGCTGAACCTGCGCCAGTGGTAACGGCCCGTTTTTCAGTCTCGGCAGTGAGCGCCCGGTCTTCAGTCTCGTCCAACCTCTTGTGCTGAAGCCTCTTCAGGTAGGCAGAGCGGTATTCCGGTGCGCCACAGACGTCCTCATAAGACATCTGGGCGAAGTCGGTGCTTCTCTCCGTAATTTTCATCGGAGCAGATCCTACGGCGTAGGTAGCGAGCGGGTCAAGTTTGCCCGCGGGAACGGTCCCTCTTTGTTCGGGAACCACAACAGGGACAACCTCGTCGGGAATCCCCGCGATCATGCTACGGTACTCAGTGATCTCACCGTTCAAGGTCTCCAACTCGGCGATAATACTCCTAAGTTCAACCTCGTTCGCAGTTGCAAGCTTCCCGTTCAACTCAGTTTTGCGAGCTTCTTTCTTGGCCAGTAATGCCGTCAGTTTATTTTTCATGTCAGTTAGTCCTTTCTTATTAGCGTTTCTGCGTAATGGCGGAGCAAGCGCTCCCGTCCTTTTTCTTCCTGTTGCTGCCTTGCATCTCGCTCGTTTTTAGAACTGTCCAGTTCTGACCGGGCACTCTCCAGTGCCTTTGCCGCACTATCCAGTGCGCGCTGGCCACTACGAGCATTTATATCAGTACCCTCATAAGCGGGCAGAGACGCCGGAGTTACTTCCAAAACTTTGCCTATATCAGTGATGTGGCGGGTGGGCATATCGGTGTCCATGTCATCCCAACTATCCGCTCTCACAACCATGATGAGAGACATTCCGCTGATATCTCCACGACTGACAGCGCTGTATAGAGCCGCCGCATCAGTATTCTTCTCCACGTCGAGGGTGGCTCTGGTGTTGAGCCCCTGGTCGTCGACCTGGAGTTGCAGGGTGGAATTGGCGTTGTTGTTGCGACTTCTGGCCAGCGGAATCATGAGATCGTGGTTGCAGACACTCATCAGCACATCGGTAAAGTCTGTTTTGTCGAAGGCGCCACGCTCGATGATCTCATTGAACCATCCGGCGATATTTGCTGTCTGGTTGAATACAGCAGCGTGTCCCTGGATGACGTTGCCTTCGGGATCCGCCGTCAGGTCTGGCATACTGAAACTGCGCAACTCCACTCTACCAGGCAAGGCGGATGATCGCTTCAGATCCGCCGGAGTGACACTGGCATCCCGGAGATGTTTAGAAGCGTGGTTATAAACACCCTGGCGGTCTGCGTCGGGGATGTTCACCCCACCCATGGCGCCATTAAGCACACCGATAGCGCTCTGGCAAGCCTTGATGTTGGCCGCAGCAGGTTCCCCGTTGTCAACATCATGGTGAGGGAGTTCGTATGATGCTTTCGCATCAGGATTGCCGTCTGGGTCAACCCAGGCGTACTCCTGCCGTAATTCTTTGGCGGTGCAGGTATTCGGGATGCTCTTAATGGCCTCGCCGGCATCCCAGGGCTTATCGCTCGTCGCTGTGTGAACATATGGAATCGCTGGCATTATTTGTTGCCTCCCTCTAGTGGTACTCCAGCCTTGACCCTGGCCATTTGATATGTCGAAATCAAAGTACTGTCTATATAATTTAGAGACATGTGCCTCACGTTGCCGCCCTCAAACGGAGTCATCCCGAATAGGGAGAGGATCTGATTGTCCGTCAGGATGCCTCGGTCGCCCATGGACGTGACAAAGGCAATCTTGTTGGCCGTGTCCATCAGTTCGAGGTTGAGCTGGTAGAACTTGATTTCATGGCCGACATCCTGCTCCCGCCGACTGAAGATCGAGGAACTGAACGCCTGGCCGAGCCCTATTACAATCGGCTCGATAGTCTTGTTGAAGAACGCCTGATACTGGACATCGTCGTAATCGCCGGAGAGAATCGGAAGAGACACGCCGAACCAACGCAAAACCTTGTTCTCCAGGAAGGTCATCGTGTCATTGTCGATCACCTTCGGATCGATGGTGAGGGGTGTGTATTCCCCTTTCAAATCCATTGGAAGAATCGCGGTAGTGGCGTCATTGTCGTCAATAGACTTCTCGAATCGCAACCGCTCCGCTTTCTGTTTGTCATCATCCAGGAGAGTGTTGATCTTCATGATCCCGCGGACCGCCAGAGTAGTCTTAATCGCCTTGCCGATTCCCTGGAGTACGGTGTCGTTGACTGAGAGCACGCTGAGGAGCGCGGCATTGTCCGGCTGGCCGTTGAAACCGCCGCCCATGACATCAGAGATTGAGAATTTCTTCCGTAGGTGGATCACGTCTGAATATGCCAGGGTATATTGAGAACCGTTAAAGAAAGTGAACCGGACGAATAAGGTATTTGTCGGGTCCTGCAGAAATTCAACCGTGATCGGATTGAGCGGATAGAAAGCCGTATAATATTTGCTTGAGAATCCCCGGACATCGATCACCGTGTTATAGACCGGGTAAATAAAAGAGTTGTAATTCAAATACAATTGCCAGACAACTTTCTCGATGAACTCCCTGGTAGTCATCATGGGGTTGGGAGCGAATTTGAACAGACGATTGAAGTTATCCCCTTTGAGCGGTTGCGGCAGTCCATTGTCATCAATCGTGACGTGGGCGGGAGTAAGCTTTGAGCACTCGGTTGCGATGCAGTCGATGGCCGTCTGCACTACGTCTGAGGCGTAGATGGATCGCCCAAATTGGGTGAAGATCGGACTATACGCATCAAGGAATCGGGCTGTCGTCAGACCACCCGCGGGCACATTGCTCTTAAATAGATCTTGTAAGATCCCCATTACCTACCGCCCTTCTTTGCCGCTGCCCGAGCGTAGATAAACGCGTATCCCATGCAGCAGGCACCCAGGATAATGATCCCGGCGGGAGGATAAATCTCATAGCCGCCAGCAGAAAGCAAAATCGCCCCAAGGGCGAAGAGGATATCATCTATATGTTTTTTCAAACTATCACCCCACCAGCGTCATATACTCCGTCCGATACTGCATCAGGACTGCGTAGGCGATGATAAAAGTCACCGCGCCGTCGATGCGGTTTATGGTCTTGCCTTGAACCTTGACCGGCATGATCAGCCCGGTAGAATCAATCTTCAAGGCTGTGTTCGCCAGGCACCAGCGGTCTATAGGGTTATTCCCGTAGTTGATCCGCTTGCTCCGAAGATCAGCCTCGACCAGCTTCATGGGGCTGGACAAGACGTGCCGCTCCTGGGGCACCCGCTCCATGCTAAAGCCCATATTGTCCATGTCCTTGACCCAATATTTAGCGAGGGCGTTGTCATAGCCGATCTTATATGGCCGGATTCCGAGTTGCTTTACGATGCTGATGAACCAGGCCGTGATCAGGCTGAAGTCGTTGTCGTTGCCTGGAGATATTTCAACCAGACCCTGCCGGGCCCAGTCGAGGTAGTTCATATGGTCGTCGCTCAGAGACTGCTTGATCTCGGGGATAAAGTATTTACTGAGCGTGTATTTCGTGTTGTCTCCCGGGCGCATGACCATCATCCTGGCCGATACCAGGTCCGTTGTTTCCGCCAGGTCGACGGCGCCGATACCGACGCATCCCCGGAGTATCTCGGGATCGAATGTCTCAGTGTTGGTGAGCTCCGCATCAGTTAGCCAGGCGGTGGCGGCATTCTGCTTGACATTGAAATCTTTGGCCAGAGTAAACGCTCGCTCAGATTTGTCCTGTTGCGCCTTGCGGATCTGGTCATGGAGATAAGTAATCTTTTTGACGGCGCCCAGACTTGGGTTGGATTTAACCCACGACCTTTCATCCTGCCATATCTCTGCTTCATTGTCCTGAACGTAGAGCCAGACCAGCAATGTCGGATCTTCCATTTCGCCGGACAGGACTCGCCGGGCATATTTCAGTTCCGAGTCCAGAAAACCATCGTTCACAAACCCCTCGGTCGTTATCAAGAACAGGATCGGCTCATCCTTGGTCGCCTGTGACTGCTCTATCGGCTTGACGGCGCTGTTGTCCTTCATCTCGTGAACTTCATCCACCACGCCGACATCGATGTTACGGCCCTCTTTTTTCTGCGTCTTCTCGGACATCTTCTTGATGGTCGATTTATTCTTCAGGTTGAAGATGCCCTTGTTATTTTTGTGACTCCTCTTCTGTAAGAGTTTCGACCACTCCCGCATGTTGGCAATCTCGTCGAATATGATGCCG